AGCATTGAACGGGTTATACATAGTAGGAGTCAACTGCATGGGCACATAAGGAGCATATACGTAACCAGTGTCAAGTAATGACTTACCCTTATGACCGATGATTACTGACCAATAAGGTGAATAGGGGTCTACATACACCTGGTAACGTCCAGAAAGTGAGCCAATCTTTTCGATACCCATGTTGTATGTATTCTGTTCACTCGAGGCGTCTGTAACATGAAAGTATTCCAGACTATCCAGGAGTGCAGACACCTCTGCGCTGACTACCACCCAGTTCGCACCACCTCGGAGTGTTGCCTTGTTAATTGATGCGGAGATAATATTTATCTCACGGAATAACTGCTGCAACCAATCCTTTTCTGTATAGTTAGTTGATGTAACAGCCTGTCTCTTCCAGCCATCTACATCAAAACGACGACTAAACGGTGCGTCCTTACGGAGGTCACGAAGAATCTCACGGTCAACCTCGGCTGCAATTTGCTCTGACAAAATGCTCGTTAACTCTGCTTCAGCGTCTATAGAATGGAATGCCGACACGTCCTGCGACACCTCGGGCGACCATGTTGCACGCAACTTACGTTCCGTAACGGAAACCGTAACACTATCCAACTTGAAGGAAACTTCACCGATTTCGGTCTCCAATTCAAGAGAATCGTACTGTGCCCAAGCAACATCAAAACCATCAGCCTTGAAAGCATCAGGGTCAATACCTACATAACCGTCAGTAGTACCCTTAGCGGCGGGCTTTGTAAGGTCAAGCTCGATATAAATATTACCCTGAGCGTCTACGGCCTTAGAGTTATATTCTACGATACCCTTACCATACTTCTGAGTTACGACACGGAAAGGAATAGATTCATACTTAGCGAAAGCTGTAGTAATGATATCACCATCCTTAGCAGCGATAGCGTCCTTAGTGATAACCTTCAAAGAAGCGAGGAATTCCTCAGTATCCATTTCGTTACCATCAGGACCAGTCAACTTACCAGAGTTGAAAGCGTTAAAGCCAGATACCTTCAAAACAACGTTACGAATTGTACCATCATAACCATGAACGGCAGGAGTCTCACCATCCTTTAACTCTACGAAACCAGCGCCAGTCAACTTAGCGGCCTTAGCCTCACCGACACGGATAGTTACCTTACCCTTTGAATTATCGTACAAGAAGTCATCATAGAACAAGTCATAGAGTGACTTTTCAAAGTACTGCGTTACTTCAGGACCAGCCTGACGAAGAGCGGCAGCGGTCAAACCTTCAGCCTTAGCAGCGGCAAGAGCCTCAGCATAATCCTTAGCGTCAGCGATAGTCTCACCAAGCTGAGGAACATACCACTTAGATTCAAGACCGTTGATTACCTCATCGGGCAAGTAGTAGCGGGGTTCCTGACGGCCATCCTTATTCTTGTTGGTACGGTCATAACCCATAAGGCCCTTATGACGGCCAACAACGCCATCAGCTACACCACCAGCAGCCATGGTAGCAGCAGCTTCATCAGAAGGAGCTTCCCATTCACGCTGAGAAGTGATAGGTAAGATGAAGAACAACTTACCAACGGGCAAGTTCATAGCCTGAACTGATACGATATCATTAGCAAGCAACTTGCTGAATACACGACGGATAATCGGGAATACAACGGTTTCAAAGCTACCAGAGTTGCTTGAATCGGTTGCCTCATAGAGGAGGTGCTTAGCTTCATTCTCGTACAAGCGAGCGATATTCTCCTTGAGAACACCTTCAGGCACACCATCCAAGAAATGAATGCCATCCCAACGGCGCATTACCTCTTCGTTAATCTTTTTGTTGTAGTCGTATTCAATATTACCAACTACACCACTAGTTAAAAACTCTAAATAAAGGGCATGAACTTAATCACACCCTTTATTCATTGATTTTTATTCAATTAGCGAAGCTCATTGATATCAAAGTGAGGCACACCATCAACTCTCAAGTGACCGAAGTAGCGGTTGCAAACGGTCTTCTTTGCATAACGAGTCATAATGTACTTGATAGGAGCAGCATTGAACGGGTTATACATAGTAGGAGTCAACTGCATGGGCACATAAGGAGCATATACGTAACCAGTGTCAAGTAATGACTTACCCTTATGACCGATGATTACTGACCAATAAGGTGAATA